TGAAACCACGGTAGGCCGCCGCTTCCGTCTTCATTGGTTTTTATTGAATGAAAAGTAGAGACTTCTTTGAGGTCGATCTTACACTTGCCGATTCGAATGTCGTGACCTCGATGCAACGGGGGTTTGACAATTTCTTCGTGAATGAGCCATCTCTCAAGTATGAGAGAGTCGACGTTCAGTCTTGATGAATAAGTTCCTTGATGGTACTCCGTGTCGAGATCCTTCGTGATCCTTGGCGTGATCGTGATCGATAACCCGTCTACGAAGTCGTAGAACATCTTAAGCATACTTGTAGGCATATTCAATTGCTCGTCTCGCTTCGATTTCAAAAGCTCGATTCTCGTATATGTTCGAGTGAGCTCGATCGATCTGGCGTGCTAAGTCTGCAACCTCGGTTTCTGTGATCGGGTACTCTTTCTTCGCTGCGAGAGACGCTATCGACACCATGATCTTATACATCATCGCGTATCGACCAGTGCCGTCAGTGAACGCGATATCAGAGTACTCTTTCACCAGGTTCTGGTTGACGAACGGACAGTCACGAAAATCAGTCCACGTGTAGTTCACGTCCATCTGTTCTTTCTTGTACGTCGAAACAGCCTCCTTCACTTCGTCAGGAAGTCGATCGATCAAACTCGTTTTCCTCTCAATGTATGGAAATTCTGCTAGAAGCCAGTCAACATTAAGAGGATTGCCAGAATTACGTTGAATGAAATTATAAGCGCCAGCATACGTTGCAGGCGTGTAATACATTCGGGAGAGGTCTTTACACTGTTTGTCGCCCTCGTCATCCACGTATGACTGGAGAGAAAACCAAAATCGTTTGATCTCATCGCTAGGTATATCCCTTCCAAGTTCGAATACGAGTCTGAACTTTGGCGTAGACTCGCTACTGCTAGCAGTGCTATACACATAGTAGTTCCAACTGCTAAACCGATCAAGAAATCCATCTAGATCACCTTCAAAAGAGTCAACGTCAACAGCCGCCCACCCTGCCCAACGAAGTACATTCCGGTTAGCCCGAGTTGCTCCTCGATCATACACAGCTGGACATATAAGTTCCGCGTCGTGTTTGCCATTTAGTTTCCTTTCACTCAGTCTGTCTAGGAAACGTGTAAAAGCGACCCAATCTCGAAAATCGAGTCGCTTAGGTGCTGTATCACCCAGATTTTTGAAATAAGACAGAGAAATATCCGGTGTTTCCTTCATGATTAGGTCCTTCCCATCCGGCGGGCTTAATCAAATCTGGGAGACCAAGCGGATTCGGACGACCGGGTTTAACACCAGGCTCTTTCTGCATATTCTTGTCATGAACTTCGTCCCATGCTTTATGTGAGTCAACGCCAAACGCATCAAGTGTTCCGATTGCAACGACACACAGGTCAATTAAACCATCGACGATTTCTTTCTCGTCTTCAAAGTCTACGGCTTTTGCCGTCTCTTCGAGCTCCTCACGAAGGAATCGAACTCGAAACTGAAGAAACTTCTTCATCAACTCTGGATCATCTTTGTTCTTTTCTATCCAGTCGTGCACACCGAACTTGTCGTGCATTTCGGCGATGTCTTTTACCCAGTCTTTACTCAATTTTCATTCTCCTATTATACCACAGTCGTTTACATAAGGGAACCTTCAAGTGACGAAGACTTCTTGTATGACCAACCCACCGACTTGAGAATCAGGTCCATGGGTTCAAGAAACGTCTTCTCGAACTGAAGGTCGTAGTCTATATAGTCATGAAGTTTCAATTCGGGTGGAAGATAGTTTGGAAACGCGATCACGTTCTCTCGAATTGGGTTTGGTTTCTTAAGGTGTACAAACTTAAGCTTCGACCCGTTCTTAAGTGTTTCATATATGTTATCTATACTCAGTTTCTCGATATAATGGTTGTAAAGAAGAGCGCCTCGAACATGAATAGGAACACCCTTACGATAGATCGTGTGAGGATCCTTCCACTTGTCGATGTCTGTCATACCTCGAGGCTGACTGACTTCATGTGGCTCGAGCTCTTTGAACTCTTCTTTCTTCTTTTGAATGAAGTCCTGCACCTCTTCTTCCGTGCCCTGCATCATGATAGGAAAGAGTTCTTTCATCCACTTTCGACAGATCTCTGGCGTCGAAGACTTGATCGCTTCGATGCCCATGATCTTCAGCTTTGGTTCTACGTATCGAACACCCTCCTTGTCCCATACGTTCAAGATGTATCTCTTCTTCGCCCGCCATATGCCACGGTCAGCGATGACTTCTCGACCCATCTCCATGCGCTGTTCACGCGTGTTCATGTGGTGATGCAACTCATACATCGACTTGCCGAGAGCTTTCACAAAGTGATCTTCACAGATCTTGTTGAGAAACTCGATCGGTTTCTTTGGTTCAAACTTCTTGATGATGCCTGAAAAATCAACGTAGAGCGAATCGGTGTCAATCGCTACGACGTAGTCCTTTTCTTTCGTTCCCATAATTTTGTTCATCTCTTCGTTCATGGTGCGCTCACACCAACGAATCGTGAGCTGACCCGTAAGAGTGATACCCTCAGCCACTCGCAAGTCAAAGTAACGAAAGTACTTGTTCGAGATAGCGCCGTAGCCGGAGTTGAGCAAGATCTTCACCGCCATCTGGTGATTATCGGCCTGAGCGATTACGCTCTCTTCCTTTGGGTCCTTCGTTTTCTCGTATCTCAGTTCGGCTTCGAACTTTCGTTTCTTCGCCTCCTTACGATCGTTGTAGAGTTTCTTGACGATCATGGGAAACGTGCCCTCTATGTCTTTGCGATAGAAGGTGCCGTTCGCGGCTACAGTGTAGTCACCCGGTGCCTCGGGCTTGTTGTGAAAGTACTGGTCCGGAACCTCCGAGTGAAAGAGAGCGGGCTGGTCAAGAATCGTATCCGGACCCATGTTCCACTCAGCGATGATGTTCGGATACAGGGAGTTTAGGTCAAACGAGACGACGTAGTCGTACAGGCCCGGTTTCACCTCTTTCACGTATCCGCCCGCGAACTTAGTGCTGTGCGAATTTCGATTCATTGCCGGAACGACGTAGTTCTTGCGAGTCAGTTCTCGATAGACGATCGAGTCCCAGATCGCAGTCGTACCAAACACGTCTTGAAACGAGCAGCCGGCGATGTAAGCCATGAACATAGCGAGATACATTAGGTCGAGCTTCTCGTCGATTCTCTCCACGAGCTCGACGTCTTTCACGTTGTAGTCGATGAATTTCTGGTAGTTCTCTTTATAGAGAGTACGAAGCGAACCGTACTCTTCATAAGACATCTTTCTTTCACCGAGAACGACGTGTGCGATGTGATCGAGAGCGTAGGACTCTTGAGGAGGATAAGTATAAGCGAGCTTTTGAAAGATGTCAAAGTAGTCCATCTGGTTCACGCCATAGATGTTATAAGAATCCATCTCTTTCTTCTTGAAGCGCACCGTTCGCTGAGTGATCGTGTCCCACGGTGAGAAGAGTCGTTCAGCGACCTTTTCACTTCCGGCGAGTCGATTCGTTCGATTGATCAAGTAGGGTATGTCAAAGAAGCGAATGTTCCATCCCGTCACCACGTCCGGATAGTCTTCACCCCACCACTGTGCGAAACGATAGATCAGTTCGACTTCGTTCTTACACTTGTGATACTGAATTGTGATGTTCTTGTTCTCAGACTTCGCCGGGTCGTAGTCGCCACAGCCCCAGACGTGATAGACATGAGAGCGGTTGTCTTTCGCCGCGATCGACACGATCTCGTGTTCAGCGTTCTCTGGATAGGGGAACCCGTCTTCGGAGTGAACCTCGATGTCGAAGTCGATGATTCTCATCCAGTCTTTGCGAAACGAGATGTCACCCGGAAACTTACGTTGAATGAACTGTGTCACGGGTTTCTCACACCCGTGATATTCGAACCCCTCGAGTTCTTCGTGATCTTGAAGCCACTGCCTCATCTCAGACGGCGAGCGGAACTCCTTTGGTGAGACGTGCTTACCCCTGAGTGTCTTCCACTCTGTCTCTTCCTCTGAAGGAAGAAAGAGCCGAGGCTGAAACTCCAACCTCTGCTCTATTCGATTGCCACTGTCGTTGAAACCACGATAGACGATACGATTACGTAGCAGCTCCACCGATGTATAAAAACTCATGAAACCTCCATGTCGTGAATATCTTCATTATATATCAGACAGCAGAGGTTGTAAACTCTTATTTCAAATCTCCATCACTTCGATCATGAACGTGTCTTCTTCACGCCCGCTGATTTCACTCTCTTCTCGCATCGCGTCCTCGGCGACTTCGCGGGAATTAAAGGAACCCACGACGTAGCCCGGGTACGTGTGATGATCGTCCATGTAGCGAACAGCGATCACATTGTAGATTTTCATCTTACTTCCTCCTTATAGTTCTAGTATACCACAGTTCACATCGGTTGTAAAGGACTTTTTTTCACATAAAGTGAAA